CCGGTCGGCCCACGTTTCGGCCCGGCCCCGGGCCAGGACGGCGGCCAGTTCCTCGATCCACGCCGACCGGTGCGCCCCGTCCAGCTGGTCGAACCGCGGGTACGCCTGCGCGCCGAGACGGGCCCGCAGACCGTCGAGCAGGATCCGGGCCACCGCGGCCGGATCCGCGGGCGCGGTCACATCGACCAGGTCGGCCGCGGTGGCGTCCCCGAACGAGCTCACCGGGCGAGCTCCAAAGCGGCGACCCGGTCGAGCAGGCCCTGGACGGCGCCTAGCAGGCTGAACAGCAGGCGGGGCGTGTCGATCGTTTCGACGTCGACGCCCGGGTGGTCGACGACGAGATCGGGCCACACGTCGCGGGTTTCCTCGACGACGAGACCGATCTCCGGGGTCGGCGGCGGGGTGGTCCCGTCGACGTTGGGGCCGTGGATCCGTTCGAACGCCCGGACCCGCAGCGCGGCGAGGGCGTCGACGTCGACGTCGTGGTCGCGGATGTTCTGCTTGAACCGGGCCGACGACGTCGCGGTGAAATTGATCGTCCCCCGGGTCGTCCCGTTGTGATCGAGCAGATACAGCGCGCCCGACGCCCCGCCGCCGAACACGCCCAGCTGTTGCCCGCCGACCGACGGGTTGAACAGCGACAGGCGGGCCCCGTTCCCGGTGTCGCCCTGGGACAGGACCTGGGCGTTGGCCCACGACTTGTCGACGCTGTTCTTGTTGGCCGACAGCTGCCAGTTGGTGGCGATGATGGCCTGGGCCTGGATGCCGACGACCCCGGACCCGCCCGGCTGGTTGACGGTCAACGCGGCGGCGACGGTGGCCGCGCCGTTCACGGTGGCGGCCCCGTCGACCAGCACGGCGGTCACATGCAGCGCGGCCCACGCCCCGGCGCGCCGGTGGTACATCACGGCGTCGGTCCCGGTCACCACGAGACAGATCGATCCGTTCGGCGCGGTGGGCCACTGGGCGTCGCGTTCCGCGGTCGACGCGAACGCCTGCAGCGACCGGTTGCGGATCTCGTTGCCCCACGGCGACGCGATCACGTCGCCCGGGTGCACGTCGGCAGTGAGCGCCATCAGGCAACCTCTCGTTCGAGGGCCTCGCGGCCGGGGCCGACCGGAAGCGGGGTCGGCGCGGTCATCTTGGCCAGGTTGAGCGTCGTTTCCCACGACCGCAGGGTGAGCCGATGCGACGACGACACGACCCGCATACGGGCGTAGCTGTAGGTGTCGATCGTCAACGAGTCGTTCGGCCGCCACATCATCGCGGCCGGATCCCACGGGGTCAGCGTCCCGTTGGCGGCCCGGCGATCCCCGGGGCCGAACAGGTCGACCGATGACAGATACCGCTCGTTCGGGTCGCCCCGGTCCGACAGGATCTGGTTCCCGGTGGCGGTCACCGCGGCGAGATCGCGGCCCCCGGTGGCGATCTGCCCGACGACACGCATCGGGCCCTGCTGCATGATCCCGTAGGCGCCGTACCCGCCGCCGTACTGGTCGAGCGCGGTGGCCACCCCGGCCGGGTCGGTCCCGGCCCACGACGCTTTGGTGACGAGGTCGTCGATCCCGTCGGACGTGACCGACCCGGAGATGATCTGCGACGGGGGCAGGGTGCGGTTGTTGACCGCTTCCCAGTAGTCGTAGGCGAGGACGGCCTGCCCGGATCCGTCGGACCCGCGGAACGGGGCCAACCAGGCGACCCCGTTGGCGGCGGCGTCGCGGACCAGTTGCAACCACGGGTAGTACGGGGTCGACTGGGCTGGCAGCTGGTGGCGATCGTTGGCGATCTGCCCGGTCCAGGCCGGGAGCACGAGACCGGCGTCGGATCCGAACCGGGCCGCCACCGCGGTCAGCCGGTCGAACACGGTTTCGGCCGGGCGTTGCCCGTTGTAGCTGCCCGTCGTCAGCCGGCTGGGCCAGGTGAGGGCCTCGACGACGATGTCGACCCCGGCCGGGTCGCCGGTGGCCACGAACCGGCGCGACACGGTGTCGATGTACCAGCACCATGTCGCCCCGGTCGGCAGATAGCAGGCCCAGATCGTGGCCAGTTTCGACCACGAGTCGAACCGGTTGTCGCGCCGGATCATGTGCAATTCCAGTTTCCCGGGCTGCAGATCCCCGCGGAACGTCCCGTCGCCCGGCGTGTAGCTATCGGAGTCCCAGCGGGCCTCGACGATCACGTCGGCCAGGCTGTAGCGGCGTTGCGTCCCGTACTGGTACCACCAGTCCCAATCCCCAGCCCAGTACGGCCGCAGGGCCCACCGTCCCGCGTCCCAGGCGGCGACGTCCCAGGTCTGTTCGACGAGCCGGGCCGCGGGGGTGTTCATCGGAACAGGGGGGCCAGTTCGGGGCGGCGATGCCGACGCTGGTAGGCCCGCAACGAGTCGTAGACCACTTCGGGCAGGTTCGACCCGGGGGTGGCGTAGATCACGAACGTGACCGGGGTCGGCGCGGCCGCCCCGCCGCCCCCGTCGCCCGACAGGCCGATGGCGCCCAGGCCCTTGCCGATGAACCCGCCGACCTTGCCCAACCAGCCGAACGCGGTCGACGCCGCGTCTTTGACCCGGCCCAACGCGCCGATCACCGCGTCCAGAATCGCTTTGAACTTGTCCAGGTTGAGCAGGACCAACGCGATGGGGCCCAGCATGATCCCGACGATGAGTCGCCAATTCGACGTAAGCCACGAGATCAGCGATTTCAGGATGGACCACAGCGTGTCGACGGCGTCGTGGAACCATTTGACGTGCTGGTAGGCGAGGACGACCCCGGCGACGAGGGCGGCGATCGCGAGGACGACCAGGCCGATCGGGTTCGCACTCAGGACGATGTCAAGCGCGGTCTGGACCGCGGTCCAGATCCGCACCGCGGTGGTCACGGTCACGATCACCGCGGCCAGGGTGGCGACAACGGGGACGACGACCGACATCAGGGCGTGGTTCTGAGCCATGAAGTCGGCCAGGCGGGCCAACCAGCCGGTCACGACGGTCAACGCGGGCAGCAGGGCCGTCCCCAACGCCTCCTGGGTCTGCTGCAGGCCCTCATGGAACCGGGCCATCGACCCGGCCGCGGTCTGCCCGTAGGCGTCGGCCTGGCCCTTGACCGCGCTGGTCACGTTGGCCATCACTTCGGCGTACGAGAGGGCCTTACCGTGGGCGTCGGTCGTGGCGATCCCCAACGCTTTCAGCCCCCGGGTCTGCCCTTCTTGCGCTTTGATAAGGACCTGCGACGCGTCCGCCACGCTGGTATGCGAGAACGCGGCGAGATCCTCGGCCACCTTCAGATCGTCCATCGCGGTCGTGCTTGACTTCGTGGCCAGGACCAGTTTGTTGTACGCCTCGGCGGCGTCGTCGGACGACTGACCGGTACGCCGCGTCGTCGCCTCGACCGCGTCGAGCCCTTCTTTGGCGGCGTCGGCCGACAGACCGACGTTGCGGTACGTGGTCGACAGGGTCGCCAACGTGGCCTGCTGTTCCATCGCCGCTTTCGTGGCCAAGCCCAGTTCGGTGCCGACGATGGCGCCGACCCCGACGGCGGCGACCTTCAGCTTGTCGAACCCCGACGACCCCGCGGCGACCTTCTGGATCCCGGCGACGGCCTGGTCGACCTTGGCGACGACCTCGACGACCAGCTGCGCGTTACTGGCCATCGCGGGCCTCGCGTTCCAACAGGTCGAGCATGGTGGCCAGGTCGCGGGGATCTTCGTCCCAGAGGACCGACGGCGCGATGCCGCACCGGATGGCCAGGGCGGCGATCAGCGGTCCGGCGCCGGCCACGTAGGGTCCACCTGCGCGTCCTGGTTCACGTAGGGCTCAACGTCGACGCCGATGCACACCGCGTCGAAATCCGCGAACGTCCCGGTCCACTGTTGCGTCCTGGTCAGACAGGCCCACGCGCAGCCGCGGATCCAGCCGAACCGGTCCAGTTCCATGTCGACGATCCCGGCCCCGCCCAACACGGGCGGCATGGTCGAACGGCGCTGGTCGCGCTGGTCGATCTCGATGCCGACGAACGCCGGTTTCAGCGGGTCGGGGTCGAGGTAGACGTCGGCCAGGATCAGCGGAAACCCGGTCATGTGGCCACCGCGCGACGGTCGAGCTCGGTCTGGACCTCGGCGGCCAGGGCGGCCGCCCAGCGCGGTTCGGTCGACCGGAAAGCGTCGGCCAGCCACGGGCGGGCCGCCATCCACCGGGTACCGCCGTGCACGAGACGGGCGTACGGGGCGACGTTGGCCACGTTGACCCGGTTCGCCCCCGCGCCCGGGCCCAGCTGATGGGATCCGGCGAGACGCCCGGTGCGGCGCGGCGCCGACGCCTGGGCGGCGTCGAGCGCGACAGCCAGGGCGCGGGTCATGGCGCCGTCCAGATGTTCCAGGTCGCCGGTCACCCCCCGCCACATGGCGTCGACCTTGGCCCCGTTGACGATCTCGACCGTGACCTCATCAGCCACGGGTCGCCCCGGTACGGGTCGCGGTGGGCGGCGTCTCGACCGGGGTGCCCTGGACCGGCCACTTGAACCCGGACTGCAGCATGCCGCCCGCTTTCTGGACGGCCCAGTCGAACCCGTCGACGATGACCACGCCGGTGATCGTCGGGCCGGTCGCCCCGACCGGTAGGAACGTGAACGGCTGTTCGGTGCCCTGCCAGCCCCGCAACGTGTAGTAGACCCCGCCCGCGGCGGTCAGATCGAGCAGCATCGTGCCCGACAGTTCCCGCGAGTAGGTGGCCTGGGCCTGGATCACGTCGCCGGTCAGCACGGTGAGCGGCGAATCCCGGGTCACCGTGAGCGGCATGCCGACCTCGGACACCTGGGCCTCGACTTCGACCCCGGTGGTCTGATCCCCGATCTTCAGTGTGCCCTTCAGCTTGTCGGCCACGGTGGCCACGGCGGGCCCCTTTCGTCAGAGTGGTTCCAGGTAGGTGCGCCACGCCTGCCACGGCGCGGTCGGGTCGACGGTCAACGCCGCGGACCGGAATTCGAGGGTCTCGACCGCGAGTTCGTCGAGGGCGTCGACGGCGGCGAACAGGGCGGCCAGATCGGCCCGCGTGTTGCCCAGACCGCGGACCGGGATCCACCACAGGGCCAGCAGGGCGACCGACGGTTCGGACAGCGGCCCCCCTTCGGAACGGGCCCCTTCCAACGCGACGTAGAACGCGGGCGGCACGATCTCGCCGTAGGTGTCGGCGACGCGCAGATCGGCGGCCCGCAACGCGTCGACGACCTCGTCGACGGCGGCCGCGGCCCGGGCGGCGGCGTCGACGGTCGTCGCGATCATGTGGCCATCACCGACCAGCCGGACAGGACAGCGAGCATGGCCCGCCGTTCGGCCCGGGTGTCGGTCCCAGGCGACCAGGTGTCGGGCCGGTTCCGGGCCCCCAACCACACCGCGGCCAACGTCAACAGGGCCTGCGTCTGGCGGGCGTCGACCGGGCCGGCGACGGCGTCGACGCCGACCGCGATGGCGTCGGCCTGGGCGGCGTCAAGCGCGCCCTGAGTGGCATCGACGTCCCATTGGTCGGACGCGGCCAGGCCCAGGAAAGCCCGGAACGCGACGTTGTCGGGCCAAGCCATCCGGCGCTACTTCGACGACGAACGGTTCGCGGCCGCGGTCGGCGTGGGCAGCGTCCCGGTGATCTTGGCCAGGCCCCGGGTGTCGGTCGCCCCGAACGCGGCCATCACGGCAATGCCGACGTCGCGCCCGGCCTGGGCCACGTTGTCGACCGGGCCCAGCACGACAGGCGAGCCGATCATCGACACGAACGCCTCCCGCACCCCGACCACCGCGGTGGCGGCGGGCAGACCGGCCGCCACGTAGTACGACAGGCCGTGCACCGACCCGGTCGTCGTGGTGATGTCGGTCGTCCCCGCCGCGTTGACCGGGCCCAACGTGGGGAACAGGTACCGCCCGGTCGAGTCTTTCACCTTGGCCATGTGGGCCCACGTGTCGGCCGACACGACCGCGACCTCAGGCATGCGGCCCAACGCGGCGAGCATGGCGGCGGCGGCGTCGATGAACGGGTCGGCCATGTCAGCCTGTGTCGCGGGCCAGACCGGGCCCGCGGGGGCGGCGGCCACCACGGCGGCGGCCACCGCGAGTTCCAGCTGTTGGGCCATCGACACCGCGAACCCTTGCATGAGCAGGGTCAGGTACGACGGGTCCGACCGCAACAGGGCCTGAATCGAGACATCTTGGCCCCCGGCGTAGGTGTGGACCGGGTAGGCGACCGGGCCGACGGTCATCTTGCCCGACGCCACCGCGCCTTTCTCAGTGGCCTGGGCGGCCACCGCGGGCAGCACGGTCACGACCGGAATGTGCACCGTCATGCCGGTGTCGGGCAGCGCGATGCGGGAGAACGCCTCGACGGTCGGCATGTTGGCCTGCACGACCTGGATCACGGTCCTGATCCAGGCGTCGGGGATCAGGCCGGTGAGATCCCCGGTCGTCTCGTCGACGAGGGCGGCGGCCATCGAGCGGCCCACCGCGCCCCGTTCGTCGCCGGTCACCGACCCTTCCGCGACGGCGTACGCGAACGCGCCGAACGACGGATGCCGGGCCCGGCGCGGCGGGTCCGGGCGGCCGTTCACGGTGGCGGACAGGGTGCGGCGATGGGCGTCGGCCCGGGCCAGTTCGTCGGGATCGGTCGCGGTGGCGGACACAGTGTCGGTCGGCATGGTTTCCTCGTCGGGGTCGTCGGGATCAGAGTCGTCGTCGTCGGGATCAGGGTCGTCGGGATCAGGGTCGGGCGGGTCGGCGGCCGCGGCCGCGACCGCGGTCACCCGGGCGTCGTCCCACCGGGGGAGGACCACGCTGGACAGTTCGACGATGCGGGCCCCGCCGTGCACCTGGTGATGCTCCGCGCCCCGCGCCCCCGGGACGGCGGTCACGGTCTCGTCGTCGCCCCATTCGACCCGCACAGACACGCCGTCGCGCAGGCCGGACCGCATGTGACGCAGCGCGGTCGCGGTGTTGGGGTCGGCCAGTTCCTCGCGGGGGACAGCGACGGCGGCGTGCAGACCGTCGACCCGGTCCGACCAGTCGGTCACGACACCCATCAGATGCGAGCCCGCGGGGACGTGGTCGCGCAGGAACTTGACCCGCCCCGGCGCGCCCGACGTGTCCACCGCGCCCCGGTCGAACGCGACCGTGTCCCCCCACCAATTCAGGGCGACCGTGCGGCCCCATGGCAGGGCCAACGCGGTCAGCACGATCGGGCCCGTGGGCCCGCCGCCGTCGTCGACGGGCGGGTCGAGCTCGGCGTGGAACAAGGTCGGGACGTGAGCGAGGGCTTGCATGGTCACACTCCTGCAGGCGTGTCGGTCGGCGCGGTCGCGGTGTCGGCCGCGCCCGACGGGCCCGGGGTCAACGTCCGCAGCGCGGCCGTGCGTAGGAACGGTTCGAGATCCATCGTGACCGTCGTCCCGTGCGGGGTGACCTGGTCCGACGAGAGGGTTTCTTCCAGGCACGAGATGTACGGGGCGATCCCGAAATCGACGACGTCGGCCCGGGCCGTGTACGCCGTCTTGTAGGTGAGCGACTCGTGAGGGATGCCGACGCCGACCGCGAACGCGGGCAGGTTCACGACCCGGGCCAGGGCGGCGTCCTGGTACGACCTCGACTCGACCAGCTGCAGCGAATCCGGGTTGACGTTGGCCGACTGGTAGTCGAGCCCGGTCGACACGTAGGCGACCGTGTGGGCGTGGCGGGCCGTTTCGAACGCGGCGATGCGTTCCAGGGCCTGGGTCTCGGTGAGGTCGTCCCCTTCGGTCTGCTTCAGCACGCCCCCGGGGGTTTCGACGTTGGCGAACCGGTCGGCGGCCAGATCCAGGCGGGCCGCGGTCGACAGGGTCCGCGTCGCGGACAGCACGGCGGACAGCGGGGACTCGAACACGACGACCTCGATCCACGACAAGTAGACCGGGGTGATGGTCGGCCACCATTCCGACACGCCCGGCTGGTCGTGGCCACGCCGGTAGTACGTGATCCCCGACCCGTCGGGTTCGACCACGACCTGGCACCGCGGCATCCATTCCAGCGCGAGCGGGCGGCCGTACTGGTCGGTAACCGTGATCCACGCGAACGCGACGCCGTGGAAGAACAGATCATCGACCAGCTGGGCCACGAACCAGCCCCGGGTGTGGTTGGGGTCGGGCCGGTCGAGCCACCCGGCGCCGAGATCACCGCCGTTGCGGTCGGTCCGGGTGAACGGCAGTTGCGCCATCACCCCGCACACCATGTCGCGGCCGCGCATCACGACCGACAGCTGCATGGCCTGGGCCCGCGACGTGACCAGCGCCGTGGTCCGGGCCGCGACCAGGCCGGCTAACTGGTCGTCGAGCGGGGTCGTCGGGTCGGTCGGGGGCGGGGTTTCCGCGACCAGGACGCGGCGGCGACCGAACATCGCGCGGCATGTTGGGCGGCTTTACGGCCCGGCGACAACGATCGGGTTGCGGCGCGGCGCCGTCCGCCACGTCCAG